TCGGCTTTTGCTGTAAAACCACCAACAGGATTATCATTCACAGATTCTAATGCTAGTTCTACAGGTCGCCCTTTTTTAAGTTGGAATGAGCCAACAGATTTTCCTGATTATCAATACAGAGTAAATATAGTAGATTCTTCAAGCAACCAAGTTTCTAATAAAATAGTTGATGTTGAAAATTGTGATTTATTCTTTTTACCAGTAAATGCAAATTATGTGGCAAGTGTGTCATCAATAAATGTTTTAGGTACAGAATCTAGTCCAGCTACATTAACATTTACAGTTGGTAATGCTCCTATTATTACTAATGATCTACAAGATGCAATTATTACAGAATTAAAAATAGGAGCAGATGCAGTAACTAACGCCAAAATAGCTGTAGATGCAATTCAAGGTGATGTTATAGCTGCTGGTGCAATAACAACTAATAAAATTGGTAGTGATGCTGTAACTACAGCAAAACTTGCAAATGATTCAGTAACATCAGATATTATTGCTGCAAATGCAATAACATCTACAGAGATAACTGATGGCTCTATATCAACGCCAAAATTAGCTACAGGAGCAGTAACAACTGGTAAATTAGCAGCAGGTAGCGTTACATCTAACGAAATTGCTGCAAATACAATAGTTGCAGGTGATATAGCAGCAGGAACTATAACAGCAGATGAATTAGCAGCAAATTCTGTAACTTCTGCAAAAATTGCAGCAAACACAATTACTGCATCTGATATAGCATCTAATACTATTACAGCAACAGAAATAGCAGCAGGTGCAATAGCAACAGATCAATTAGCTGCTGGTGCTGTTGTAGCATCAAAAATAACATCAGGAACTATTACTGCTTTACAAATTGCAAGTAATACAATAACTGGTACACAAATAAACGCTGACACACTTAATGTTAAACATTTTGCAAATGTATCAGCAGATATAGTTTCACATACAGGATCAACAGTTCCTTTATCAGTATTTGGTTCTGCTTTTCAAAGGGGTTCAACAGACTTTACAACACAAACAACATCTACAGGTAATTTCTTACCTTTAGCAATTAGTAATGTAAGAAACAATGCAAAGTATCAAGCTATATTTACAGGTGTTCTTGGTGATAATACAGGTATTTTTGTAGAATATTCTGTTGATGGTGGTTCTACTTTTATAGAAGCAGCAGGTGGCATACAAGATATAGACATGGATGCAGGAACATTTAGAACTTATGTTTTTGTTTATAATGGCACGATAACAGGATTAGGAGCAAGTGCGACAACTACAAACTGGCGAATTAGATTTGTAACAAAACATAGAAGCACATATTTAAGTTTATATGTGTTTATAGATAATACTCAATAATGAAATATACAGATTACACAATATATAAAACAGCAACAGGAGATATTGTTTCTAATGGAACTACTAATTGTGAACTTGATGAATTAATACTTAATAATGATGAATCAATTATAGAGGGTATTTACAAGGTCAATCATTATAAAATTATAAATGATGCTCCAATAGAACAAGTTGTTGATTTTTGGATTGATGTTAGAAACGCAAGAAATAGATTATTACTAGAATGTGATTGGACACAATTAGAAGATGTGCCTGTAACAACAAAAAGCAAATATAAAGAATATAGACAAGAATTAAGAGATTTACCACAAACCTATAATCAAGTAGATAATATTGATGATGTAATATTTCCATCAATACCTGAATGATTTAAGATATACAAAAGGAATTAAAAATGGCACAACACGATTACAACATAGCCAATCAAACAGGAGCAAACTTTAGAGCAGACTTAAACAATGCTTTAAATGCTATTGCAACAAATAATAGTGGAGATAATGAACCATCTACTACATTTGCTTATGAGTGGTGGATTGACACTACAAACGATGTTCTAAAATTAAGAAACACAAGCAACAATGCTTGGATAACAATGCCATTTAGTATTACTGCTGATAATACTGTAGATATAAATGCTGGTACTGTTAATGGTATAACATCATTAAGTTTTAGTTCAGGATCAACAGTAACAGCAATATTAGATGAAGATAATTTAAGTAGTAACTCTGCAACTGCATTAGCAACACAACAATCAATAAAAGCGTATGTAGATAGCCAAGTTACAGCACAAGACTTAGATATAAGTGATGGTTCATCAACGATTTCTATTGATCTTGATTCTGAAACTTTATCACTATTAGGTGGTACTGGTGTTACATCAGCAGCTTCAGGAAATGGTGTTACTTTTTCTATTGGTCAATCAGTAGGTACTTCAGACAATGTTGTATTTAATCAAGTAACAGGTGCATTAGTTGGTAATGCTTCTACTGCTACTGCTTTGGCTACAGCAAGAAATATATCAGGTGTAAGTTTTGATGGTACTGCAAACATAACATTAGATACAGATAATATTGGTGAGGGTTCAAGTAATTTATATTTTACAAATGCTAGAGTTGATTCTAGGTTTGATACAAGACTAGCAACAAAAACTACAGACAATTTAACAGAAGGTTCGAGCAACAAATACTTTACTAATGAAAGAGTAGATGACCAAGTAAACACATTATTAACAGCAGGTGCAAATATTAGTCTTACTTATGATGATGCTGCTGGAACACTTACAATAGCCAATACTAATAGTGCTGATATTACTTCAGTTGTAGCAGGAGATGGTTTGACTGGTGGTGGTACATCAGGAGATGTAACACTTGCAGTTGGTGTTGATGATTCTTCAATAGAAATAAATTCCGATTCACTTAGAGTAAAAGCAAGTGGCATAACAAATGCTATGTTAGCTGGTTCTATTGCAAACGCTAAATTAACTAATTCAAGCATAACTGTAAATTCACAAGCAATAGCATTAGGTGGATCACATACATTTGATACTGATGATATTGGTGAGGGTTCAACTAATTTATATTTTACAAATGAAAGGACTGATGATCGTGTAGCATCTTTAATACAAAATGGTACTGGTATAAGTTTTACTTATGATGATACTGCTGGAACATTAACGCCAGTTATAACGCTATCTCCATTTGATACTGATAATCTTAGTGAAGGTTCAAGCAATCTTTACTATACAGATACAAGAGCTAACTCTGCTATTGATGCTAGAGTAACAAATACATTTATTAATAATTTATCAGGTGTTGTTGCTGATACAGCTACAGCACTTGCAACTGGTAGAACTATTGGATTATCAGGAGATGTTACTGCTACAGGTGTTAGTTTTGATGGTACAGGCAACATAACCTTATCAACTACTATTGCAGCGAATAGCGTAGCCCTTGGAACTGATACTACAGGTAACTATGTTTCAACTATAGCTGGTACAACTAATGAAATAGAAGTATCAGGATCAGGAAGTGAAACTGCAACAGTAACGATAGGCTTACCTGATGATGTTACTATTGCAGGTAATCTAACAGTCAATGGTACAACTACAACTGTTAATTCAGATACTTTATCTGTAACTGATCCATTAATAAAATTAGCGAAAGCTAATAGTGGTGCTGATTCATTAGATATTGGTTTTTATGGTTTGTATGATACTTCAGGATCACAAGATTTATATGCAGGTTTATTTAGAGATGCCAACGATTCAGGTAAGTTTAAATTATTTAAAGATTTACAAGTAGAACCAACAACGACAGTAAATACATCGGGAACAGGATATGCAGTTGGAACTTTAGTATCTAACTTAGAGGGTAATGTTACAGGACAAGTTTCAACATTATCAAATCATGATACAGATAATTTATCAGAGGGTTCAAGTAATCTTTACTTTACAAACGCAAGAAGTAGATCGGCAATATCTGCTAGTGGTGATATTTCTTATAATAGCTCTACAGGTGTTATCAGCTTTACACAAGCAGCACAAGCAGTTTCAAGCGTTAATTCAAAAACAGGAGCAGTTGTATTAGATACAGATGATATTGCAGAGGGTTCTAGCAACCTTTATATGACTACTGAAAGAGTACAAGACATAGTTGGTGGCATGGTTACAGGCAATACTGAAACAGGTATTACAGTAACTTATGATGATTCAGATGGCACATTAGACTTTGTAGTTGGCACTCTTAACCAAGATACAACAGGTAATGCAGCAACAGCTACAGCATTAGAAACAGCAAGGGCAATAGCTTTAAGTGGAG